ACAACTACTCTTTCTTGGTTATCTTTTAGCTCTTGGTCTATATATAAACTTTGTAATGCACTTGTATCTAAGTCGTTAGCAGTAAGAGTTGAACCATCTGCATAATCGACAAGAGGTGTTCCAAGTGATGAGTTTCTTCTTACTTCTACTCTTAAGTTTGCTGACGCTATACCTGTATTAAGTCGTATCAGTTTAGGAGATACGTTAGTTATTACTTGGTACTGTGCTGATCCTGATCCTTGAGTGATTTTATTAAAATTTAAAAAGACCTCAATATGTTCTTCTTTAATGTAAGGGAAGGTGAACTGAAAGTCAGTAGTACCCTGTGCTGAATTTGAATTTACTATGTACGATGCTGTGTAACTCATGGCTTCCGTTTACTGGTCATTGTACTGATTGTATATATTCTGTCGCACTAACCCTCTTTGTGGAACCTACTTTCTTAATTGCTTCTTTTTTTGGTACGTTAAATAAAAGATGAGAGTCAGTATCTATATCGCTAATTGTCTGTCTTCTGTCTTCTTGTAGTACTTCTAGTACATGTTCATTATTAGGATCATTTTTAAATAACCACTTAGCTCTTGTTAAATATGCTCTCCATACAGGCAAGATCAACTCTGTTCTTGGAGTAGGTTCACCTTCTGAAAGCTCTACATCTGGGGGTTGGTTTAAGTAGTTTTCAGAGTTCATTACGTTAAATAATGATTGCCATAAGGTTCCATCTTGATAGTCTGGATGGCCTGTCATTGTTAAATACTTCAAGTATTGGTCATACGCTGGCGCACTTAATGTCACATTTTTTTGAACGTCACCAGCACTAGGAGCAGGGAAGCTAGAACCAAACCCTCTTAATCTCATTAATTCTGCGACAACATGATCTTTTCTTCCCTGACTATCTTCTAATGAAATAGTTTCTTCTTGGCCTGTTCTTCCTACAACTTGAGGTAAAGCACCGACAACAGGAATAAAGCTATATGCAATAGGTAAATGAGTTAAGAAAAATGCACTTGTTAATCTTGAAAGCCAAGGTTCATCTTGTAAGCCACCTAAGTCATCATCATGTAAGAAACCAGGATTCCATAATGGATCTCCTGTTACATGATTTCTTTTTATAGGAAGAGTTTCAGACCAGAAAGGAGTGTTTTTCTTTATTTCATTTACAAATGCTTTTGTTAAACCAAACAAGCCACCACCACTTTCTGTATATGGATATGTGTTACCAGTTGTAGGATCTTCCCATTCAAAACCTGGCTTACCATATCCAACTTGAGGATCTACTGTCTTTGTTCTTGGATCTCCTAAGTTAACTCTCTTATATGGATCAATAGCTTGTGTTAGCTCTCTTACTCTGGAACTATGAGGGAACATTGAAAGTGCTTTCTTAAATGCAAATCTTTCAACTTTTCCTATCTCACCTGGTCTTGGTGCAGATTGACCAAAGCCACTAGGCAATAGGTTTAGTAACTCAGCAATACCAGCGTAATAAGTACTCTCTAAAGTTCCTGCCATAACGGAACCTGCAAGGTCAAATGCCATTACACCAGCATGATATTCTCTGTCTTGCCATGAGACTGAAGCAGCAAGATCTTTGTAGTCAGCAACCATTCTAATAATGCTACTAATAGGTTCATAAGCTCTATAAGATTCCCACTCTGTCCATTTCTGAATACCGTCTTCGTCTATATATTTCCTTCTAAACGACATTGGCCTCATTCCTCTTGCTTCCCATAAACCTCTTGCTTCATGGCTTAATGGCCCTGCCCCTGTCCATTGCCAATCATCATTATTCATAAAGCCTATTAAGGCTGGTACAACTGCTAATCCCATTGTCATTTCAGTCTTCCATGAGTTAGAGAAGAAAGCATCTTCATCAAACACATCTCTGTAGAAGCTATCAACAGTTAAGTTAAAACCTGGAAGCATCCTTGCTGTTTGCTTCATTATGTCGGAAGGAGATCTCACAAATGGTTGTGTAAGAGTTGCAAGCCATCCCCATCTTTTTCTTTGAAGACCTGACCATGCTTCTGGTATTTTCGACCAACCAGCAGTAAAAGAAGGTGTTTTTTCTCCTCCCATTGGAAGTGTTGTTTCTCCACCTCTAAAGAGTTTAGAAGCAGGATTATTTACAGCGTCATATCTCCACCCCATTCTTTCGTCAAACTTACCTGTTTTATATTTCAAAGCAAAATCATTAATTTCATCATAATTTTTAGGATCTATACCTGACTGCACTGCAAGTTCTTGTCCATGTGCAAAAGTCCTATGCTCCATTTTTGCTCTTACATCGTCAGTAAATGTCATCATCCTTCCCATCTTTAATGCAGCAGGATGAGTATTGATTGCATCTGTAATGTGTTTGCCATCGACAATCGCATCATGTGTAAAGTATTTAACTTTTTCTGCTGCATAGTTTTCTGCAAATCTCATAGCTTCATCACTTGCTAATCCTTCTCTTGCTGCTTGTTGCAAGCCTTCGTCTAGCCCTATTACATGTAGATAGCTATTACCAATCAATGCTTTTTGATATGTTTCTATTGCGACCTGAGATCTAATATCAAAGGTATTAAATTTCCAAAGAGCATTAAGAACAGCTTGAGTAGTGTTGTTTGCTCCTAAAGCTTTTGCTAGTTCTGATTCATTTAAGTTATAAGCACCTTTCTTGCCTGGCAATCTAACAGCTTGTCCTCTTTCGGTAGCAGCTAATGAATCTCCTATAAATTTCTGAGTGTTAATGTCAAATGATCCTGCATTGCGATAGGCATCGAAATAAAGCTGTCCATCTCTAAATGCTTTAGATGCTAGTTGCAAAGCTCCCCATGATTCAGTGACCAAGTGCATATACCAACTAGCTGTAATTGGTAATCTTTGGATAAAAGCACTGGGGTTAATAGGAATAATGCCCCCTTCTGGCACAGTTAAAGTTCTTTGATACAGGTCAAGTGCTGGTGTTGCATAAGCTCTTAGTAATGGGACTGAAGTTTGAACAGTCCATGTCTTAGCTGCTGAAAGGATTCCACTAACTGTATGAGTTGCAAGACTTCTTCCTGCTAGTTCAATCTTGTCTCCTGTTGATAGTTCTTTAGGTTTTCCTTGGGGTGTTGTTGTGCCTGTTCTTGTTTCTATTGTTGATGCTGCTGTTTCTAAGTTTGGCCCTGTCATTACTTTTTCTATATTGCCAATACCTAAACCAGTGTCTAATCCTTCATCACTAATTACTCTTGCAATTTCTTTAATCCTTAGTTTTGTACCTGGCCCCCATTTACCTGTTACTAAAGCTTCTTGTACTTCTTCTCCGAATATCTTACCAAGGCTAATGTTATCTGGATTTGTTACATCTCCTGCTGCTGCTGCTGTTTTCTCGTCTATTTCTTTTAATAAACCCATTGGTTCAAGGGTTACATTAATACCATCTACTGTGTCTATTTTTCCTTGAAGAGATTGAAGTTGTTGCCCTAAACTTCTTGTGATTGTTTGATAAGTTCTAAAAGCTTTTATTGCATCCACAGTTGATTTTTCCATCTCAGTTACAGCTTTATTCCAATTAATTTCTCCTGATCTAATTGCATTTAATACATTAGCTGCTTTAACTCCTGCTTCTTTTCCTCTGAGAATTACCATAATTCTTACGTTTTGAAGAACTTCTATATTGCTTTCAGTGTTCTGAGCCATCTCTTTAATTGGCTTGGCAGCCATTTCGACTTCAGAAAAATTCATTCCTGTTTGTCTTAGTGAAGTAAGAATGTCATCCAGAAATATTTGATTCTTTAAATTAGGTAATCCTGTCGATGTAATCCTGTCCGTTACAGAAGCAACTGCTCTGTATAAAACTTCGCTTGGTGTATCTCTTGGAACATATTGAGTTTTAAATTTACCAGAACTTACAATATTTAATATGTCTTGTTGTTTATATAGGTCTTCAGTTCTCATCTGACCATTTTCAACTTTCTTTAAATCTTCTAGGAACCTTTTGCTAATTTTTGGATTAACAGATTCACCTGTATCACCTTCTTTAAATTGAGGTAGATCGGCTGCACCTACAGGAACATACGGATCTATATCTAAACTGCTAAATTCTAAGTTAGTTCTTCTTGCAAGCTTCTTATAACGACCATTGATAAAGTCGTTAAATATTTTTTTAGTATTACCTAATCCTAATTGAGCTTGCACACTCCAAAGAATATTATTAAAGAACATCTTTAAAGCATGACTTACAGCCCTTAAAGAACCTCTTTTAATAGGATCATCTAAATCGTCTGCATAAGTCCACCATTCGTCTAACATTGTTTCTACAAAATATTCATCAATATCTGAATATCTATAAGTATCTTCTGTGTATGCTCCTCTATTAAATTGTTTTAATTCATCATCTGTTAATGTTTTTATCCACTTAGCTTTCTCAGTATTAAATTCTTTTACAAGTCGTTTTAATTCTTTTTTAGGTAGGTAGCGAGAAAGGCTATGCCATAATTCATGTACCATAACTAATTGTAATTCACCAGTTCTAACTACATTTTGTTTAATTTGAAGTAAATTATTTGCATAGTTAAAACGACCTCTAGGTGTAAGTTTTGAAGTAATAGATAGAGAGACATCATCAAACATTGACCTGCCTATCGTGTCCATAAATTGCATTATTGCGTCTCTATCTTCAACTCTCTCTGTAAATATTCCTTCCCATTGATCTCCAAATTCTTTCTTAGAACCCATCTGACTAGGAAGAGTGCTACCTCTTAATCTCTTCTCTATGTAGTCAGCACCTTGACTACCTTTTAATCCTCTGCCTGATTCTAAATTAGTTTTAAATGGTTGTTTTGCTGGTCTTATTTTGTCTTCAAAATCACCTTCACTAATTAATGTTTCTGCTCTTGGCTTGACTTCGACAGCTTGAGCTTTTGGCTGGTCATCACTTTTAACTTCAAGGGTAGGTGGTTCTGTTTTCTTTTCTAATCCTTCTAACTTCTTAAGTAATGGAGATCTTTTTCTTTGATCTGCCATATATGTTTTGTATGCAGGTGTCCACTTCCCATTCACTTTCATCTGCCCTTTAGGAGGCTTTGGAGGTTGAGGGCCAAGAGCGTTTAACTCAGCATTTGTTTCATCTAGTAATGCTTTTGTTTGTTTAGCTTCAAAAACTTTCTTGGCATCAGGTGGTGGTAATTGCTTTGGTGTCGTAGGAACTTCTTCGACAACGCTTTGTGCTGGTATATCAATGGCTTCTTCTATTCTTCTAAGTGTCCTTGCTCTCTTTAGAAATCCTTTAACACCAGGAATTTGTTCTGTAATGTTTTTCCTTCTGCCTGAAGGTGAAGTTGTTATTGACCAAAAATCTCTTAAAGCTTTTTGAACACCTTCTTCTAAAGTTACTCTTGCAACATTTAAGACGTTAACAATATCTCCTGCTGTATCAATTCCTCCTTTCCACTCATGGCCTAAAGCCTTATCCATTGCATTAATAATTCTATTAAATGCAGCTTCATCCTTTGTGTTTAAATCACTTCTCTTTCTAGTTTCATTGGCAGTGCGTCTTGCTTCTAACTGTTCATCAGCTTGTGTTAATAGCTTTTGATCTAAAGGTTTAGCAGGTTGTATATCTGTTTGACGTACAGGTTGTGTTGTAATCGAAGTCTCTTCCCAAGGGTCAGGCTCCATCTGTTGAACGATGGGATTCTCTTCTAGTTTTTCTCCATGCTTAACTATCTTCTCTTTGATTGCATTTACTTCATCGCTTTTGCTTCCATATTGAGCAATAGCTTCTCTTAATTGAAGAGCATAGCCTCTAGCTTTTGTTGCATCGACAATTAAATTTGCTTTATCTATAGGTAAAGAATCAATTGCTTTTAATGGGCCACTAAGTCCAAAGTCAATAGCCCATCCTTCTACGATATTTTTAAATCGACCTTCTATAGCAGTGTCATCTGGATCAGATGTCAATTGATTAGCTAATGGAAGATTTGCTACCCAACTAAACCATTCACTTTTATCAGCTAAATCAACTAACCTTCCTTCCCATTGGTCAAACCCTGCGAAATCTATTGCCATACCTTTAGGGTTAACTGTTGCGTTATACGCAGCACCAACACCAGGGCCAAGAAGTCTTCTACCTGTAAAAGCTGCTGCTTTAGTACCCATGTATGGAGCTAAAGCTTTAGCAGATTCTGTTGCAACTGTTGTCTGAACTGCTTTTTCTGCTGTCGAAATCTTTGAACCAACCTTTCCTATTTTGGCAAGTGAAGGGATCTTGCTTGTTTTTAATCCCCAGTTAATACCTCTAAGTGCTTTAGAAAGTAAGAACCATTCTCCAACAAATTGTGCGACACCAGTACCAAAATTTTCTACACCAGTTAAATAAGCTTGTTCATTATCTGCTCTAACTGGTTTCCAATTACCAAGACCAAGTATCGGTTTATCTTCTTCTGTGCCTGTAGTTGCAGTTCCTTCAGGTGCAATGCCTGTCCACTCACTTACATCTCTAATTACATCGCTACCTTCTTGAATTATTTCAACTCCTGCGTTATAAGCCATTCTTGCTGGCGTTTTTACTGCACCTACTAAAATATTGTCATCTTCATTAGCAGCTAGAGCGTTATTAGGAAGTAGTGATGAAGGTGAAAAAGATTGCTGTTTTCTCTTAGGCATTGTTTCAGCCTGTATTCCTCTTTCTTGTAACTGCTCATCATCTAGCCATTGATACTGTCCATCTATAAGTGTAAGCCCCATTTTTTTTAAGCTAAACCTGACGATGTATCTATGGTACTAGGTTCCTCCACTTCAGGCTTGTTGAACTCTTGTAAAAGTTTTTCCATATCAGCAACTTTCCCTTTGCTTTCAAGTCCATTCCATTTCGTTGGCCCATATTTAAGAAGAATCGACATCCCTAATCTGTCTTGTATCTCAGGGGTAAATTTCTCTGTAGGTTTTATGCCTGTAAATCTCATTGCATCTCTTATTGTGTCACGCTCTAATTGATATTTACCTGCTACATGAATACCTCCAGAAGCAAACCATTTAGCCCATCCTTCTTCTGTCATTGGATATTTTTCTGTGTCGTAGCCACTATCTTGAATATCTAAGATTTCTTGAATTGTCATGTTTACTAATTTCTTACCTTTATTTGCAGGATGTTTCCCATAAGTACCAGTAAAGCCTAGAACTTCATCGCCACCATCTGCTCCACCTTGATTAAATGCTTCATAACCTTTGCCATCTGTATCATTACTTGATTCAACTGAATGAATAAGTTCAAGCATTTCATTCCTTAAGTTAGCTTTTTTTTTACTAAGTCCTTCTCCGTCATAATTGTCAGCTAACATTCCAGGTTGTAAACCACCAGCAATTAAAATCTCATCTTCTCTGTTATTTATAAGTGCTTGATCTTTATTATTAAGATTCTTTTCGCTTAAACCTTTTCTATAAAAATAATTCAAATGTAATTTATCTCCAGCAGTAGTAAGGTTTCTATTGTTTTCTAAAGATAATCCATCAATTACTTTCTGTTCTAACGACTCAGGCATGTCTGTTCCAAATTGAATTTTGTATTGATTCTTAAAATATTCAAGAGGCTGCATCCTTGCTTTTTCTATAATTAAATTTGTGTCATAAGCATAAGGAACCCAAGGTGATCCACTTGCTAAAGCATTAATTTGTTGAGCTAATATACCTTTTTCATATAAAGCAACTGTCTTAATATCGTCTGCTAGTTGAGCATTTCTTTTTACATTACCTCTGTTTTCTCCTAAGTCTAATATTATTTCATAAGGATTAGTTCTAAAGAATTTAGATTTTGGCCCTGTCGTTAACTCTCCACCTGTTAACCTACCAAGATCTACTCCCATTGCTTCTTTATATATCAATTCATTTTGTCTAGTAAGTAACCAGTTATTTGAATATAATTTTCGACTTGTATATAAGTTATCTCCAAACTGTCTAAATCTTTGATTTGATTCAACTAACGCATCTTCATAGGCATTAGCTACAATTTTTTTAGTAACAAAATTATCATTTAAGGGAACAATATCAACAGGTACATAAGAACCTTTACTTGTGTGAATAGGACTACTACCTTCTGTCCAGTACTTTTCGTTTTGAAGAACAGGATTGTTTAATGCTTCTGCTTCATTAATTTTTAAATCAATAGAATTATATCTCTGATTTAAAGAAGCTCTATCAATAACCCTACCATTTAGTTTTATTTTCTCTCCGTCTTTAATCTTACCTGCTTCAACAAGATTATTGTAATAATCTAAATCTTTATCCCAAGTATTTGTAAGTGTTTCTATTTCATCTAGCTCTCTTTCATAAATTGGATTCTTAGAAATAACTTGTGGTATTTCATATTCATTTCCATCTGGTTGCACAAAGACAGTAGATGTAACTTCTCCAGGTGTGTCACCTTTGTTGTTATCAGGAATGTTATTAGTATTAATATTTTCTAATTCATTTATTCTTTGAGATTCTACTTCAAAAATAGTTGGGCCAGTAATACCTTGTTCTTTATTCTTTAATTGTTGGTTGCCCCACTTTTTAACTTCTTCTTGTGCTTTAGACCAAAGTGTTGAAAGTGCATCTCTTTTCTGTGAGAAAGTTAAAGTGTCGTCATTTATTATTTTCCCTGCCTCTTGTCTATATGGCCCTAATAATTGTCTAGCCAAACCTTTTTCCTTTTCTGAAAAAACATTATCAGCATCTGATTCACCTTCTAATAAATTACCCTGTGTTCCAATAGTCTCAAATGCTGTAAAGATGGTTTCTTCAGAAGAATCGCTAATGCCTAATAATTCCCTTGAGTCAATAGTTAGATAAGTCTCAACTTGTCTTTCTAATTTTTCATAATGTTCTTTATTGATTTTTCCTTCTCTATAGCTAGTTTTAACATTAGTTAGTTTCGTATAAGGATCAACAGTAAGATCATCTACATATACATCTAAAATATCAAAAGCAGCTTGCTGTGATGGCAGTGATTCTTTTCTTAAAGTATTAACAGTAGAATCTAGTATCTGTAGTCTTAAAGTTCTTTCTGTGTAATCAACAATATTATTAATCTCTGCTCTTCTTTCTAAATAAATACTTTCTAATTTTGCATTATCAATATTAGTTAATATTTGTTTACCATCTTTTGTACCATTTGGAATAAATACTTCAAATTGATCTCTTGAATCTGTAGATGTATCTGCATCTTTTACGACAGCTAATCGTTCAGCAAGGATATTACTCTCACTATTAATCGTGTCAGTACGAACTGCTCTATTATTTTTTTCATTAAATTCATTTTTCAAATCTCTAACTTTATTGCGTAACTTGTAAATTACTGCTGGCTCTAGTTCATCTCTAAGCATAGGTCTTTTCCCATAGTCTTGATCGAATGGGCCAGATCTAGCATTTTCTATTTCACTTATTGCAAATTCAAGATTCTGGTCAAGGACTGCTCCATCAATCCTTCCTTGTGCATTGATTGAATTAATAAGAATAGCGTCAGATAATGTTGTAACAAGATTGCCTTGATTTGTTTTTAATTTATCTGTCGTCATTCCAGAGAAGAAGGCAGCATCATTTACCCCTGTAAGCCAAGAACCTAGTACATGATCTTCACCTTTACTATCATTATCTGCAATTAAATTATTGAGATTAACTGTATAAGCTCGGTCAAATCTTGCTTCTTGTTTCTTTGCATAAACAGAAGCTGCATTACCTTTAACGCTTTCAATAGCTGCAACAAGTTGAGGTCTTAATCTTGCTAATACTCTTGGATTGGTAACAGTTTTAGCAAGATGATCTTGTATTGCAATGTCTAATTCGCTTGGGCTTCCATCATCTGTATATGGATTAGGTTCAAAGTTAGAACCATCTTCATTTTTTAAATTCTTAAAATGATTAGGTAAGTTGGCTACTACTCTTAAACCATTTTCATATTGAACAGCACTGTCTAAAAAATCTCTAGCTCTTGGATCTAAACTTTTAATAAGCTCGTAATTAGCAAGAGCTTCTTGTTTCTTATCGTTAGGAATTTTAGGATTAGTAGAGTCTGTTTTCCATTTATTAGAAAGTTTATTGATGTCACCCAACATATTGCCGTTACGTTGGTTTAGTTTTATAGCAACATCTTCTGCTCTTTCCTTTGCTAATTTATTTTCTTGTTGTTCATAAGCAA